GTAGAAAAGATTAAGCCTGTGTATCCTTTGAAGACCAAAGCTATCATTGTGGGAACGTTTAACGGTATTGAACGGCAGCTACCACGCAATTCGCTCTTCATGAAACGGTTATTCATCAACAAGCTAACTAGGAGACTTCTCGCACACTATCTGACCATCTCTGCTAAAAGCTGACACTCGTGACTGACCAATCCTTCACCCGTAAAACCATCTACGACTTCATTGAGGAACAGGAGTCGGGGATGCAGAAGCCGATACATGTAAACGGCTGGGATTGGAATCTCAAAGAACACGTTAAAACTTCTTTCTTTTACAAATACGGGAGGCTTTTGACTGGGAACCAGGATGACAAACCAGTTAAGAACATCGTCAGACCCATTTTAAACCTTGCCTATCGGGCAGAGGATATTGATGTAAAGGATATTGTGCTCTACATCGATGACCCCGCACAGTATCACCTCTCATTTCTCATTAAGAAGTATCACGATGACGTCTTTGTTCTAGAGCACGACTTAGACACTTTCATTGATGAACTTAAGGAATCAAAGATAGATTACGGCGGGGGACTTTCAAAGTATCTAAACTCTCCTCGTCCTGAAGTCGTGCCCCTCCAATCGATTGCCTTCTGCGACCAGACAGACCTTCTTTCAGGCCCTATCGGGATTAAACACTACTACTCCCCTGACCAGCTAAAGGAGAAGGAAAAGCATGGCTGGGGGGATAAGAAGTACGGAGCCACAGCGTCAATCAATGACGTTATTTTGCTTGCACAAACAAGTAAAGAGCAGGAAAAGACCGAGCCGGACTCCCAAACTCCTGGTAAATACATCGAAGTATACGAAGTACACGGTGCGCTACCCGAAGAATGGTTAGGCGAACGAACGGATTATGAAAACACAATCTATGTCCGTCAGATGCAGATTATTTGCTTTTACACGAATAAAGACCGCAAAAAGACCTGGGTTACCCTCTTCCGAGCACGAGAGAAAGAATCTCCCTTTAAGTTTGTAAACCGTGACCCTGTGTTTGGGCGGGCTCTGGGCTTTGGTGGTGCAGAAGAACTTTTTGAAAACCAGGTATGGACGAACTTCTCGATGATTCAGAAACGCCAGATGCTTGAGATGGCTGCTAAGACCATCTTAAAGACTACAGATGCTGCATTTGCAAATAGAAATAACATTCGGGACATGGATAACGGGCAGATTGCAATCCTCGAAGACGGTAAAGACATCGCCCAACTCGATACACAGCCTCGGAGCATGGTGCTATTTGACCGCTGGGACGAAGAACTAGAAGTTCATGCCCGGAACACTGGTGCAGCGCAAGAGGCCATATCTGGAGATGAGCCGCCAGCAGGAACACCGTTTAAATCAGTTGAATTTCAAGCCCGAGAGAGCCACTCACTCCATGAGTACCGCAGGGGTAAATATGCTAAACACTTAGAAGAAATCTATCGGGACTGGATTATCCCTCACATTGCAAAGAAAGTATCTGAAGATTTAACTTTCCTCTCTGAACTGTCACTCGATGAACTTCATTCAGTCATGGATGGGTTTGTGAACTGCATCTTATACAAAGGGTACACCGATGCAAAGGGTAAACATGTTGAGGGTATCCTCACTGAACGTGTTCTTAGAGGTGAGAACATCGAACCGGGTGAGCAGGAAGCTATGAAAGAGCAGGTTAAACAAGACTTCTTGAAGAGCAATAAGAAGTTCTTGCAGATACTAAAAGGTGAGATGAAAGAAGCGGCAATCAAGGTTAAAATAAATGTTGCTGGAAAACAAAAGAACCTATCTCTCTACACGGATAAGTTGGTGAATATTTTAAGGCAGATTGTCCAAGCTCCCCAGATACTCGATGACCCACGATTGGCTAAGATTTTCAATGAGATATTAGAAGCTTCTGGCCTCTCGCCAGTCGACTTCTACAATCGTCCGCAACTCCCACAGGGTCAGATACAACAAATACAGCAGCCTCAGCAACAACAGCCAGCACCAGCTCTATGACACCTCAAGAAATACTCGAATTAGAACGTTTTGTGAACAATCCCATTCAATTTGAAGCGGTTAGACGTATCTTTTATGACGAAGTAGACCTTAATAAAAAGCTACGGTTAAAAGCTGTAGATATTTCGGATGCACAACTCGGTTCATATGTCCGTTCAATGAATATGGCGGCAGATTATCTTGATGAAATATTCAAAGAGCTCAAGAAATATAAGAACGTTGAACGACAAACGTCGAAAAGTGTTGTTCCAAGATAAGTTTCATGGTATAATGAACAAAAGACGTAAACCATACTAAATTCACAAGCCACGGCGAGGTGGCGGTTTCTCTGAATCCTCGCCGTTTGTGTCTTTACGAGAATTTTGAGAAGCTGCTCCTCGCCGAGCGGCTTTTTCTATACGAGACTAAACTTCATATGCTAGGTCGAAAAGCATGAAAAGCATGAAAAGCACAGAAAGCATGAATAACAAAAGAAAAGCATGAAAGCTACATTCATCACACTAGGAATCCTTGTCGGGCTGTTTGTACTTGGTTTTCAGCTCTATACCAATATACAGCTTATGCAGGCTGACCCTAGTTTTGGCGGTCTCACGGCCGACCTTTCTATCAAAGGGGATGCGACTTCGACCATGACAAGCATCAATGGCACCGCATCAACCACAGTATTTACGAGTAACGTACTTAGCGAAGGAGGTGAGGACATGGTCTACTACTTCACTATAACTGCCAGTTCGTCCGCAGTATCCATATTGTGGAGTGAAGAGTTCTCGCTCGACGGGATTGATTGGTATGGCTCAACTATGCCGATTGAGATGCAAACTGCAACGCTTAATGCGGTAGTAAGCGTAGTTTCGTACAATCCAGGAACGAGCACTGTAGGCGTAATTCCCATGTCAGGACTCACTCCAACGAGTACACAAAAAGTAGTTTCCTCTTTCAATCTACCTTCAAGATATCGAAGGGTGAAAGCAAGCACTTTAGGAGGCAACGCACTCATTAACGTTCGTGGAGTGGTACAACTTAACTAATCACATTATGTCCATACATCAATCTAAGCTTCTCTCCCTTAAAGATCAGCTCATAGCTGATGCGAGAGAGCTTGAAGAGCAAAGAGCAAAAGATGCAGTAAAGACAAAGAAAAATAAACTCGGAAAGGTCGAAGGTAAACCAAAGAAAAAATAACATGAACGAAATTAGAAATACAGTTATTGGTTCAATCGCGGCGACGGTATTAGTTCTTGGAATTATCTTCTTCGCTCGCACAGAACCTCCGACCATTCAGGTCAATGTGCCACAACCTGAAGTCCCGGTAGGTGCAGTAAGCGGCCCTGAGATATCAAGCCCTTATTTGATAGTAAATGGAGTACGTACTGAATATCGGTCAATGAAGTTCAGCACGAGTTCGACGACCCGCTGCGCCCTTCAGTCTCCTACGGACAAGGCCTCAGTTCTCTCGCTTGAAGGTATCGTAAGCTCAGCAACTACGACTGACTACACGCTCCATATCGCGAAATCGGCCACGCAATACGCAACAACGACACAGATTCGTCAGGAAACTGTTACCTCGAACTCTGCAGTTGTTTTCCCCACAGCATCTTCTACGCAAAGCTCTCTCTCTGACACAAACAGAATCTTTGCCGCAGGAGAATGGCTCGTAGTTTCAACCGCAGGACCCACAGCAACGGCATTTGATTCAGGTTCCTGCGCTGCGACGTTCTCAGTTGCACCGTAAAGTGCGGGGTTCTCAATCCCCTAAAAATTGATGTGAGAGTTTTCAGTCTCGAAAACTGATACCTTTCTCAATTATCAAATTGAATCTACTTATCATTTATGTCTGAAAATGAAAAAGAGTTAGCAGGTGAAGAAACGGTTGAGGAGACCAAAGAGGAGGAATCAATCGAAGAAACACCTACTGACTGGGAAGCAGAAGCAAAGAAAGCTCGCCGAATGGCTCAGCGTTATCACTCACAGCTCATCAAAGCTCGAGAGGTAAAGAAAGAGCCAGACGACTTAGACGAGCTACCAGAAGAGAGAGCACTTATACAACCTAAGAAAGGCGAACTTGATGATACCTCGCTCCTCTTTCTCACGGTAAAAGGCATTGAGAATCAGGAAGAGATTGAACTCGTGAAGAAGTTTGCGAAAGACACTGGCCGCTCTGTAAAAGACATTGTTTCCAATAAAGTCTTCCAATCTGAACTCGCTGAGCTCCGTCTCGACCAGATGGTCAAGAACGCAACTCCGACTGCAACAAAGCGCGGTGGTCAACCACAAGATAATCTGACGGTTGCTATTGCCCGCTATGAACAGACCGGTAAGTTGCCCGATGATTTTGAACTCAAGTCTCAAGTGGTCAATTACCTCGTGGAAAAAGATGGCGGAAATAAACCCGCTTGGAGGAAGTAGGAAGCAAGTAACATCTCGTTTGCCACATTATAAATGGCAAATACAATAATCACACAAGAAGTTTGGGCCAATAGGCTAGCCCAACGTCTTGACAAGCCGCAGAACTGGAAGGAAATCACTGATGTCATGTACACGGACACTCAGACGACTGTTCTTCCCTACGTTTCTGCAGCGAACGAACCCTCAGTCACTACTGGTCTCTTTACTAGTGCTGGAGCTCGTTCAACCTTGTCGAACGTAATCGTGCCGAACTCGATTACGATGGCAACCGAAACGTTGCAAATCGTAACGACCGACTATGATTCCGTATACGTTGACTATGCCGACCAGGCTCAATCGAATTACGCAAAGGTAGCAGAATTAGCAGATTTACTCGGTAAGAAACTTGGAGAGCGTGTGGAATCCATCGTGCTTGCAGAAGCAGCGAACCGCACGAACTTCGGTGATACCGGAGGCGGTGTCTTGGGTCTTGCTTCAACGCAGATTACAGTCACTGCAACAAACGTTGACGACATCATTCGAGGTATCATTGAGCAGATTTATACTGCCAATGGCTTCGACTTGTATCGTCAAAACGGAGGTTTCATCGTCTGGCGACCTGCGGATTGGACATTCCTTGTTCAGTTCATGCAGGCAAATGGCTTTAACCTCGCTGACGCAGCCTTGAAGAATGGAGGTCAAATCGGTATCGACTACATGGGTTTGAACCACTATGTTTCGACGCTTCACACTGCAAATCACTTGTTCGCAGGTGTTCGCAAAATTATGAAGCTCGGACTCTTGAATAAAACCTTTGGTAAACCGATGTTCGTTGAACATCCGTCTAGCTCGACCGCAGGATTCCTTTCTGGTACGCAGGTCTACAGCCGTCTTGACTATGGTTTCAAGACGCAGACCAACGTAGCTGGATTGGTCTTCGACGTGAACGTAGTTTAGTAATCATCTCTGCCCCTTACTTGAGATAGGGGGTAGGACATGGCAACTAAGAAAGACAAGAAAAAGGTAGCAATAGCAGTAGCCTGCCAAGATGTCTTGAAATCAAAGACAGCTTTTTCGATCGTCCACGCACTTAAAGACGTGGACTTTGACTTCGATATGTTCATGAGTATTGGTTGTGACTTAATCGGAGCCCGTACCCGGTTAGTTCGTCAAGCAATCGAATCAGGCGCAACGCATATGCTCTTTGTCGACTACGATATGTATTTCCCTCCTATCCAGGAAGGAGACAAACTAATATCTCCTATCTCCCGGATGC